CAACACCAACACCCTAGTTACGGCCATCGAGGCCGGGAAGCTTCCCGTGGGCATTTGCACCCACATTCCGTCAACCTCCGAGCCCTGGCTCGGCGTAGCCTCTCTGCTGTAGAGGAAAAGGAATCCTCCTTCGGGGGGACCACCTGAAAGGAAAGTTCAAGGAGAATCACCATGGCAAACCTCAGCCGCACACAGCAGCAGACCGCTATGATCGGTCAGTTGCTGAAGACCGCAGGAGGCCGCCAGAAGCTGGCCGCCTCGCTCGGACCGTCTCTCCGCAGGCGGCGTGACTACATGAGCATCGCACGCAAGGCGCTCATGGTCGAAACGCTGCCGGACGGCGCTCTGCCCATCTACGACAAGGAATTCGACACCGCGGCCCAGACCGTGGGCTCCACCCCCGGTGGGTCCTTCGTCGAAGCCTTCGTCGTGGGCGAGGAGGGCGGGGATATCGTCAGGGTCACCAAGCCCAAGAGGGTCACGGTGCCCACTTTCGAAATCGTTTCCAACCCGATGATCCCGATCTCCCAGATCAAGGAGCGTCGGTTCGATTTGGTCGCCCGTGCCCTTAACCTGGCGAAGGCCGAGGTTGGGGCCGCCGAGGACGGCTACGTGTTCGGCTTGTTCGACGCCGTAGCAGCCTCCGCGAACACGGCAGTGGCCGCGGACAACCAAGCGAGGAGTGGAAGCGGCACGTTCGACCCCATCTACAACGGCGACATCGCCATCAACGCCCCCATCGACCTCAACTCGATGGCGGACGGCTTCGGGCAGGTGCAACGGCACGACCTCTCGGTCGCGTTCTGCTTCTTCAACCCGAGGGACTACGTCGACCTGCTCAAATGGACCCAGCAGAATATTGACAGGGAAACCCAGCGCAAACTGCTCAAAACAGGAGTGATGGGCTATCTGTGGGGGGCCACGCTCCTCCAGTCCCGTAAGGTCGGTTACGGCTGCGTGTACATCCTGGCGGACGCCGAGTTCCTGGGCGTCATCCCGGAGCGCATCCCGCTGACCGTCATGTCCGCCGACCGTCCCGACCTGCGCCAGATCGGCTTCTCGATCTTCGAGAACCTCGGCTTCCTGGTCTTCAACCCGTCAGGCGTCCAGCGCCTGACCATCAACGGCAGGTACGAAGCGTTCGTCGCCAACCAGAACGTCGGCGAGAACTAGAACTAGCCGCTTGGCAAGCCTCAATGCGAGGGCCCTCCTTGGGCCCTCGCATTTCTTTGTCTGCATGGGCAGGCATGTCCGCATAGGCCCTTTCGGCCTTTTTTCCCCACTTATCCGGACATTTGGCCCGATAAATGGCCTGATAGGCCGACATGTAACTTTTCGTTACGGTTATCCGGACATTCGCCGGTCCTACCTGAGGTTGCCCTTCCTGCTGAAAAGCAGGTAGTCCGCGTGGTTCCTCCGCAGGGAGTTGTTGGACACCCATCGTCCGCTGATGCGCTTCTGCGCCCGTCCCACTATGAGCCACTCGAACGGCTCCCCGCATACCGAGATGGCCCACAGGGGCATCCATTGCGGCTTGTGGTTGTGGACGAACCCCTGGCACTTCACCAGCAGGAATGCCTTCGTGACGCGCCAGCACTCTTTGGTCCCGGCGATGAAGCGCTCCTTCATCTCCGCGTCGTTCCGTCCCATCGTGCTGAAACGGGCATCCTCGGCGGTCCCCACGTCCGGGTGGAACGGTGGGTCGAAGACCACCGTCGGTATGCTTCCGTCCGCGAACGGCAGGCGCAGGAAGTCGGCCACGAAGTCCTTGGCCCGCAAGGGGTTTATGTCCCCTCCCAGCACCCTGCGGGAGCTGCCCTTCCAGAATGTCCCGTTGCCGTAGGTGACGTCCACGACGGGGGAGGGGGCCCCGACCAGGTCGAGCAGGCCGCCCACGGCGTCCCCGGACGTCCCGACCATGAAGCTGTTCATGCCCCCAAATACCGCAATTTCGGGTATTAGCAGTCGTCGGGCACTATCCCGTCCTTCTATGGGGGGCAAGAGTGAAATCCTACTTCGTCAACACGACCGTCAATTTCGAGAAGTCCAAGTTCTACGTCCGGCCCGGCGACCTGCTGTCGTACGACGCCCAGCACGGGAACTCCCTCGCCGTCTACCGCAACGGGCAGCTCCTCAAGGTGCTCAAGCAGGATCCCCTGGCCGTCGAGGCGTTCGTGAAGAGCGGGTTCATCGTGGAGGTCAGGGCCCCGCAGCCCGAGAAGGCGAAGGACGTCCCCGAACGGACCCTCCATCTCCCTTCCTACGTGGGGGTGGTCCCCCAGCCTCCCGTGGCGGCAAGGGACGAGAAGCCCCCCGCCGACCTTCCCGCCAAGGAGCCCCCCAAGGAAGGCAAGAAGCGGAAGAAGGAAGAGGAGCCGAGGCAGGCCAGGATAGACGATCCCGTCCGTTCCCCCAAGGGGCCGCCCTCCCAGTCCTCCGGACGAGCCGATGAACCGGAACAAAGCCATCTAGCCGACTCCTAATTGAGGGAGTCTATGGCCTTTTCCCGCCCGCCGACAGTCATGTACCACGGCACTTCCGTACGTTCCTGGGAGCGGCATATCCCCGAAGGCACCTTGTTCCTTACCTCCAATTCCGAGGAGGCCCTTTATTTTGCGCTCGAAACCGCAAGGCATGACGAACACGAAGGGCGGAAGCCCGAGCCCATCGTGCTCGAAATCAAGTTTTCCGACCTAAGGGCCGGATCGGTCACACTCGAACCCGACTGGCTGGCCTACAACGAGACCGAGGAATCCCCCGACAATCCGACATGGGAAGACACCCTGAGCAAGTTTGGCACGTTTGCCATAAGCGGGAACGTCGAGGAATTGAAGGAGAAATTCAGGGTCGTAGAAAGGCCGGACTTTCGTAAGATGGGCTCCAGGATATGGGTCACCATACCGGTCCTGGTCCTCCGCCCGCCCTACACCAAGGTGGCGATCAGCCTCCCCGAGCTCATCCGGCAAACCAACGCGTTCTCGGTCAAGCGGCGGGCGGGATGCAATCCCACCCTCAAGAAGTCCCGGCCCAAGGACCTTTATTTGGAGTACAAGGTCGTCTGTCATGAGAACTACAGCGACCCCGCCGGGCACGACGTGCAGGTGCAGTTCGACCTCTCGCAGGTCGAGAAGACCCAGGACGCCAAGCGCCTCGACGTCCGGTGCTCGTGCAGTTGCCCCGCCTTCCTCTACTGGGGGGCGCAGTGGAACCTCCACCAGCGGGACGGGCTCCAGGGGCAGCCGCGCCCCCTCCTCCAGGCCCCGACGCAGAGGCTGGATCTGCGGAACAACTTCGTCATCTGTAAGCACGTCAAGGCGGTGTTCGAGCGCATCCTGCCGGCCGTGCAACACAACATCGTCAACATCGTCAGGGAGCGCGAGGTGCGCCAGCAGAGGGAGCGCATGGAGCAGAAGCCCCCGACCGAGAAGGGCAAGCGCCTGAAGGAGAGGCAGGAGGAGCTCTGGAGGAAGAAGCAGATAGAGAAGATCGTCAGGACCAAGGACGAGGAGAAGCAGAAGGCGATGATCGACGAGCTGGTCGAGAGGGAGGGCAAGCGCCTCCAGGAGGAGGAGGCCCCCCCTGTCCCGCCAGCCCCGGCCCCCGCGCCCCCTCCGGCGACCCCCGCACCCGCGCCTGCGCCCCCGGCAGCCGGGCCGGAGGAGGCAAAGGTCATCAAGAGGGACGAGCCCGCCACGGCAAGGCCTCCCGCCCCCCCTCCGGCACCCGCCGCACCGGCCCAGCCGAGCCTGCGCGACCTGGTCAGGCGGGAGGAAAGGAAGCTGCAGAAGGGCAAGAAGCCAGGATACCGCTACGTCTGCCCCTACGACGGGTTCAGGACGAACCTCCCCTGGAAGTTCAAGGAGCACCAGGAGGCCCACGCCCCCCGAAAGGCGTCCTCCCGGGCCCCGGCAGGGGTCGGGGCACGGGAAAGGCTCAAGAATAGGCGTACGAGCTTGGAGGCGTCGCTGGTAGGCATCGTGGGGGCCTCCTCGTCGGGGAAGGACGCCATGGGCACCCCGCAGGAGGTCGCCGACCTCATGGAGCGCCGCTCGTTCCAGGAAGAGGCCAGGCACGACGACTATGCCATCTATTCCCGGCACGACGGGAAGATTTCCCTCACGGTGAGGTTCGAGAGCGGGAAGGTGAGGGACTCCACCCTGACGCTGATGTCGGGGGAGCGGGGCGAGGACCGCAAGGAGAGCGCCACCACCGAGGAAGGATTCGAGGGGGTCTGGCACGCCGCCCAGGCCTACGGGGACTAAGTAGATGATAACCGTGCAGACCAACGGGCCGTACCCCAACCGCATACAGCTCCTCCTGGGGGACTGGGTGGGCCCGCTCGTCCGCCCCACGAGCCCGCCTGAGGCGTTCGACCCGTCCGTGGACCTGGAGGTGTACGTGGACGGGCTCCCCGTCCCCGTCTCCGCCTGGTTCTTCGACAGGATAAACAACCGGTACCTCCTGTTCACGGACAGGCCGAT